ACGTGACGACATGCGGCGGAAATATCCCAACGTCACGGTGACACAGGCGGGCAACGAGACAAACGCGGTGACGGAAATCTGGCCGCGCTCGCGGCAGGAGGGAAACCGGGCCGCGCGGCGGCGGACGTTCAAGCAGCCGAAACGCTTTCGCCTCAAGGGTGCCCGGATCGTGCGCTCGTTCAGCAAAACAATCCTGCGGCCTGAACTGTTCGACAAGCTGAATTTGCGCATGACCGCGTTGATGAAGAAGGCGATGGCATGGCCGTAAACCTCGACATCCTGTTGCAGTCGCCGATCTTCGATTTCTGGGCGGTGCCCTGCACGTTCCTTCCGCTCGCGTCGCAACCGGCGGCGGGCAGTTACGAAGGGCGCGGCATCCTCAACACCTACAACCTCAACGTCGCGGCGGAGGACGGTTCGCTCTTTTCCGACCAGCGCACCATTCTCGACATCCGCGACAGCGAGTTCGCCATCCTGCCGGAGCAGAACGATCACGTCGTCATCCCGCAGGATTGCAACAACGTGGATAAGGGCGAGTACCAGATCATCGATACCAACAGCGACGGCGGCGGGCAGACCTGCCTGACCATCCGCAAGATCACGACGAAAACCTGACATGATCATCACCGATCCGGGCATCACCGACACGCAGAGTTTCGGGCTGGTGATCCGCGACGTGTTCTACGACGCGCTCGACCGTGATCCGTTCTTCGACGTCTACGTCAAGCGCAAGACGCGGATGCTGGCGGTGATGCCGAACCTGCTGCCCTATCTCGGCGTCTACATCATCGACGAACTGCAACAGCCGGATGGCGACGCCAACGCGGGCTGCATCCGCTTTACGCACACGCTGCGCATCGGCTTCTCGGTGATGATCGCGCTCAATGACCAGGTGGAAGCGGAGCGCACCATTGACCGCGCCTACCGGCGCATCATGAACGTGTACCGCGACCAGTACGTGATGAACCTGCTCGACACGTTCAATCCGCATCTCGGCGCGGGCAACCCGGACAACACCAAGATCGAGAGCATCACGCGCGGCTTGCGCCGCCACGTGTTCGGCGCGGCCTCGGTCAATAACGAAACGCCGACAGCCGAATTGCAATACGATGTGTCGGCGTTCTGGCGCAGCGATTGGGGTCCGGTGATCGAGGACGACCTCGAGGAAATCGCGGTCAGGACCGGCATCAAGATCGGCGAGACGCAAGCGGAAATGGACCAGCGCCAGCAGGTCGGCGGCGACTACGTTTTGGAGACGGCTGCGAAAGCGAAGCCGAACAGGCAGAAGGAGAAACATCATGGCTAAAGAACTATCGCTTCGCGGCAAGGCGGCTCGCGAGCGGATGGAGAAGATCACGAACTCAAGGCCACTGACCGGCGTCCGCGTGGTCCCGGCCAGCGACGAACTGCGCAAGGTGCTGAAGCATCCTCGCGGCGCAAAGTTTCCAAGCGAAGGCAGCGCGGACTGGCCGAACGACACCTTCACCAAGCGGCGGCTTAAGGAGGGCGCGGTCAAGCTTGAGACGTCAGGCGCTAGAAGCAAGCCCGCGAGAAAATCCGAAACCGCCTAACCGAATCAAACATATCGCGATGAAAAACCCCGCCCCTCGGCGGGGTTTCGCGTGAAAGGACCAGCACCATGCCAATCAGTTTCGCCAACATCCCGGCCAACATCAAAGTCCCGCTGTATTGGGTCGAAGTCGATCCGTCGATGGCGGGCCTTCCAAGCATCAACCTCAACGCGCTTATGGTCGGCGTCATGACCGCCGACGGCGATGCCGCGCCCGACGTGCCAATCCCGATTGGCTCGCAGGCGCAGGCCGATCAGCATTTCGGCCTCGGCAGCGAACTGGCGCGGATGTTCTACGCCTACTACAAGAACAATCTCGCCAACGAGGTCTGGGGTCTGCCGGTGGCGGAGCCGGCCGCAGGAACGGCGGCGACAGGCACGATCAGCGTCGTGAGCGCGGCGAACGCGGCGGGCACGATCCACCTCTATGTCGGCGGGACCTATGTGCCGGTCAACGTGTCGCCGACGGACACGATTGACAACATCGCCACGGCCATCGCCGACGCGATCAATGCCGACGACACCTTGCCGGTGACGGCGGCGGTGGCGCTCGGGACCGTGAACCTGACGACGCTCTGGAAAAGCATCAACGGAAACGACATCGCGGTCACACTGAACTACTACGGCGCTCGCGGCGGACAGACCACGCCGGTCGGCCTCGAACTTCAGTTGCCCGTGAGCGGTTTTCTGACCGGCGGTGCGGGCGTCCCGGTGTTCGACGACGCCATCGCCAACATGGGCGAGGAGCCGTTCGAGTACGTCGCCATGCCGTACACCGATTCCGAATCGCTTTTCGTGTGGGACCAGGAGTATGGCTTCACCGACGGCGGGCGATGGGGCTGGCAGCGTCAACTGTTCGGCCACATCTTCTCGGCCAAGCGCGGGCTTTACGCCGATCTCCTCACCTTCGGTCAGACGCTCAACAGCGGCGTCGAGTCGATCATGGCGGTTGAAATGGATTCGCCGTCGCCGACGTATGAGTGGGCTGCGGCGTATGCGGCGAAGGCACAGCGGGCGCTGGTCAACGATCCGGCGCGGCCATTGCAGACGCTCTCGCTCAACAACATCAAGGCGGCGACGATCAACAATCGTTTCCGTTTCGAGGAGTTGAACAGCATCGCCTCGAACGGGCTGGCGATCCAGAAGATCGGTTCGGACAACCAGCCGATGATCGCGCGGGAGCAAACGACGTACCGGCTCAACCTGTACGGCCAGACCGACGACGCCTACGAACTGGTCACAACGCTGGCGACGCTCGCCAAGCTGTTGCGCAACCAGCGACAGGTGATCACGTCGAAATTCCCGCGTCACAAGCTGGCGAACGACGGGACCAAGTTTGGCCCCGGCCAGGCCATCGTCACCCCCGGCATCATCAAGTCCGAACTGATCGCGTCGTATTCGATGGACATGTTCAACGGGCTGGTCGAGGACCTGCGCAACTTCAAGCGGCATCTGATGGTCGAGCGTGATCCGAACGATCCAAACAGGATCAACGTGCTCTATCCGCCAGACCTCATCAACCAGTTGCGCATCTTCGCCGTGCTCGCGCAATTCCGCTTGCAGTACGACCGCGGCATCGACGTCGAGGTCATCGGTCAGGCGCAGCCGCCGTTCAACGCGGCATCCGGCGCATCGGCGGCCTAATCCCTCTCAACACTAGGAGAACGTCATGGCTCAAAGAATGGCGGGCATTGCCTTCCTGACGGTGGATGGCACACAGGTTGCCCTGCGCGGAAACTTCACCGTAAGTCCAAGCCCGGTCGAGCGTACGATGATCGCCGGACAGGACGGCGTCCACGGCTATCAGGAATTGCCGCGTGTGCCGTACATCGAGGGCGATCTCTCGACACTGCCGGGGTTCTATCTTGAGGACCTGATCGACGAAACCGACGTCACCGTCGTCGCGCAGCTTGCCAACAACATGCAATACACGCTCATCGGAGCGACCTGCAAAGGCGGCTTTGAAAACAATGCCCGCGACGGCCAGGTGCGCGTCCGGTGGGAGGGCCTTAGCTGCGAGGAGGTGTCGCTATGAGCGGCAACGCCCGCATGCGCGAAGGCTTCGTCGAGGATGCGGCCCCGGTTCATCCGCAAGTCGCGGGGGCACCAGGGCCGGATGTGCCTCAAGAGAAAAAACCACGCGCGACCCCGCCGCCGACCATCGAGCCGTCGCCAGCGGAACAGCCGCCGCTGGCGTCGGACGAGTGGCCGATCAAGGTCCGGCTTCTCTACAAGGCGATCCGCAACAACAGCGGCGACAAGGTGAACGAGGTCACGCTGCGCGAGCCGAAGGCCGGTGACATCAATCGTTACGGCAATCCGGTGCGCGTCAACCAGGAGGGCGATGTCGTCATCGACGAGCGCAAGATGACGTTCATGATTGCGGCGCTGACCGAAATCCTGCCGCCCTTCATCGAGGAAATGGACACGCGCGATTGGAATTCGTGCGCGTATCGGCTACGCCGTTTTTTCTTGCCAGATCCAGCGGCATGGTAGGCGACGAGGACGAGATCGTCCTCGATTGCTACCGGCTGGCCCGCTGGTATCACGTCAGCCCGGACATTTTTCTCAGCATGACCCTGAGCGACGTCGCGCTCCATCTGCGCCGGACCGCACAGTGCGACCGGGCACAACAGGCAGCAGCCGGTGACGACTGATGGCTAACGAACAGGAGGAATTAAGACTCGTCGTCAACCTGACCGACAATGCGTCGGCGGGCATTGCCAAGCTGCGCGGCGAATTGGGCCAGCTTGGCAGCGGGTCCAGCGGACAAAACCTAGACAAGTTCAAACGCGAAACGACGGCGATCACGCAAGTCGTCAAGGGCCTCGGCACCGAGATGGGCCTCTCGGCGCGGGTGATGACCTCCGTCCTCGTGCCGGGGATCGGCACGGCGGTCACTGCCATCGGTGCGCTCGGTGCCCTGTATATCGAACAGATACGCCAGTTGCCGGAATGGACCGCGCAATTGCGGGCGATGGGGGACGCGGCGAAGAACATC